AATTTTGTTTTTTATCGGTTGCACGGTTGCATTTGATTTTTTGAACAATTTTAGGAGTTAAAAATGAAAGTTGACGTACAATGTCCGTTCTGTGGAGAGTGCTATATCAGACAGGTAAATCCTGATAAAAGTTCCATCCTCTGCTACGTGTGTAAGAAAGCATTGTTTTTAAAATATGCGACTGACACAAAGAACGGTGTTAATAGTAAAGGTATCGGACGGTTAGCTTATGAACCGTTCGTTCATAATGAAGAAGTCGAAGAACTGAATGAGGTATTCGAATGAGTACAATTAATCAAGAGATAATCAAGGGTTTAAAACATTCAATCGAAGTAGCAGAAGAAAAGATTGAAGAACTGAAGAAACCAAGTCAGAAGTCAACAGTACACATGAGAGCTGCTGAACGTGATCTTTTGAGGAAGAAGTTGAAAGGCTATCAAGAACAGTTAAAGGAGTTGGAAGATGAATAAACAGGAATTGATTGAGAAATATAAAAAACTTGAAGGTGTATGGGATGCTCCAGGAGCAGAAACAGCCCGTCAAATTTTTCTACAAGACTTGGAACAACTAGACAAACCCGAAAAAGTCAAAGTATCTGAAGAAGAAGCGAAATTCCTTGAAACGTTTGATTTTAATTGTGAAAGTGATGTTACAACAGCTTTATATCATGTTTCAAGAGTCGGCTGGGGTTATTATTTAAAAAATAACGATGGCATAGAATTAAAAGACTTGAGTGAAGGATTTAGGGAACTTGAAAACAGAAAAAGATTAATAAAAGCTATACTTGACGGCTACGAGGTGGAGAAAGAGAAGCGGTATCTTGTGAAGATGAAGGGTGTGGATTCAAGAACCAACTATTTATACTATGGGGTGGGGTCAAAGTCATGGTTATTTAAGACAAAACTTATTGATGGGCTTTTTAGAAAAAGTCACACCCGCAAAGAACTAGAACAAGACAACTTTGGCTGGGTATTTGATTGCGAAGGGATTGAGATTGAGGAGGTAACAGATTGAAAGATGCAAAAAATTTTATTCTAACTATCGAAAATTTAAAAATTGATATTATAAACAACTCAGATAATTTAGACAGCTATGAATTAGGAAATATCAAGATCCATGCAAGGGATTTATATGAGAGCCTTGTATGGCTACAGTGTATGGCAGAAGAGGTGGGAAAATGACAGAAACTATAAAATTACCACAATACTATAAACCTGAAGATACAAATGCAAGATATGGTACCCTTGAAGAACTTAAAGATTTGCTTCTTTATAAACGCATAGTGAAATGGGATGCTGATTGCTTAGAATTAGAAAACGGAGTCAAAGTAACTATTGAAATGTCAGAAAGTGACTGTTGCGCTGTAGCTGGAGGAGAATTTCAAAATGTAACACTTGATGCAGTAATCACAGATGTTGAAATAGGAGAACAAGTAGAAACATCTGATGAGTGGTCTGTTGGTAGTTGTAACACAGTGACCATATATCATAATCAAAACCCGATAGCGCTAGCTGAATGTTACGCAGAACATAACGGTTACTATTATAGTGTAGGTTCATTAGTTATTGGTGACATTCATTTTCCAGTAGTAGATGCTTAATAATTAAAATCAAAAAGAGGTTACAGAATGAAACGCTTTTTAATCGGCTACGCCTTACTCACGACTTGCCTATTATTCATGCAACGTGAAGCACAGAAGCCCTTGCTTGTCTATCACGCTGATAGTAAGTATCAGATCACTGGCAAGGTTACGGAAAAACGAAAAATCGGAAATCTTTTCACTGTCACGGTGAACGGTAACGTGTTTGTGGTTAGTGAAGAACGATATAAAAATATTGAGATAGGAGATGATATTGAATTATGAACACACTAGAAAATGTAAAACAATGGTTTATTGATCGTGACTTAGAAAACGGTGGACGATTAGACAAGCAGTCATTAAAACTCAGTGAAGAATTCGGTGAGTTATGCGCTGGTTATCTCAAGAAAAATGAGAAGGTGACAAAAGATAGTATCGGAGATTGTGCAGTCGTGATTGTCGGTCTAGCACTACTAATCAAGGAAGATGTGAATCGGATTTTTAAAGAGTCTGATAGCATTCGTAAGAAAGATGTGATGGAAAGTTTCATCTCACTCAATGCGAATATCAGTGAATTTCAACTCTCACAAGGGTTTGCAAGTAAGGAGATGTGCAGACATAATCTAATACGTTGCATTGGTTATCTGAAAAATCTTGGTTATGATTTTGATGAATGTTTTGAACTTGCTTACCAAGAAATCAAAGATCGTAAAGGTCGCTGGATTGATGGTTCGTTCGTGAAAGAGGAGGATTTGCCTGATGATTCCAAAATTTAGAGGTTTATCCATTGACGAAAATAGCAAAGGAAAATGGCAATACGGACATTTAATCGAAGATAGAGGAAGAGCATTTATTATCAACGAAGTGGTAGAAGCCAATGAACAATACATTACAATAGGTTCTTGGTGTCCTGTAAATATAGAATCAGTAGGACGTTTCACAGGGATGTTTGACAAAAATTTACGGGAGATATATGAGAAAGATATTTTGGGCACAAAAGATGGTTTATTAAATGGATTTATCGAATACAGAGAAGATTTAGGAATGTTTGTAAATAGCTTGATTCGATACAATAATTTTGAACGATTGTGTAATGTGGCTAGCGATAGAGAAATCATCGGCAACGTCTACGAAAATCCAGAACTTTTTGAGGTGGAAGAATGAAACCAGAACAGATTGACAACGTAAATAAACCAAGTCACTACATCGGAACTTATGGACTAGAAGTAAATGATGTTACGAAAAATTTCATCAAAGGCAAGGCAGAGATGGAAGCACATCGCTGGTGTACAACAGTCGAGTATTTGCTTCGATACAAAGAAAAAAACGGTCTCGAAGACCTGAAGAAAGCTAGAAAGAACCTTGATTGGTTGATTGAGGAATTGGAGAATGAACTATAAAGTAACATTTGCTGAACAATTCAGATTATGGAGATTGGCAAAAGGTTTTAATAAGTCTGAAGCAGCGTTCCATTTTGGAGTAACACCTGAAACGGTATGCTATTGGGAGAAGGGAGTTGCACAACCTCCTGACGGTAAAATATTGACGATGTGTGAAGAAATGAAATTAGATCCACAGTTGTTTTTGAAAAAGAAAACCAATCCATTCGCTGAGATGTTAAAGAAAAAACGAAATGAATTTGGACTGACACAAGAAGAGCTAGGTCGTGAAATAGGATATACCAGAGACACGATTGCAAGGTGGGAGCTTGGGAAACTTCCTTCTGGATATGCACTAGAAATTATCTGCTCATACTTTGGAATGGAGGTGGAAGTTTGGGAAAAACTATCGAGAGAGAACTCAAGAAGCTAAGATTTAAAAATGTCAAAATCCAATCCTTGCACTATGAAATCATTAACCTAAGAGCTGGTATTGTTAAAGGACAAAGTTTTGACGGTATGCCAAAGTCAGCAAGTAATGATAATAGAACTGAAGAAATGAATATCAAGGCTATTGATCGTATCGCAGAACTTTATCAAGAAATTGAACTCTTATACAAAGAGCAAGAAGAATTGATTAAAGCTATCGAAGACTTAGAAGAACCAATCGAAAACATTGTGATGCGCTTGCTTTATATCGATGGCTTATCTTGGAATCAAGTGGAAAGAAAGTTAAATTGCAGCCCAGCTACTATTCAACGAGCAAGGGATAAGTCATTAGTCAAGCTTGCTAAAATGTTTGATAGTAATGATAGTAAATGATAGTTTTAAAGTGGTATTATGATATTGTCAGCAAGAGGGCTGAAAGACTCCTATATATATTTTACTAAAGGGCGCAATGCCCTTTATGGCGATGAAAGGTTATCTAAACAACTCTTTAATTTTAAAATGGTAAGCTCTTTAAACTTTTTGTATCTCGGTTCGATTCCGAGCATCGCCTTTAAGACTGCAAAAAAAAAATTTAAAAAGACAGTATACTATTGGTTCTCCGCAGGGCTTTGCAGTCGCCTTGCACTTTAAGAAGTCCTTATGAAAATCAGTCAGCTTAACGCTGGCTTTTTTTATCCTCTGAAGAAGGAGCATAATGAAACCAAAGAGACTCACAATTCTAAACGGAAGGCGAACATCCGTTGACTACGATAGTCGCAACGAGGAGTACACAAACTATAATCGCAACCGATGGAAGTATGATAAGGATGTAAAACAATTTTACAACTCAACAATCTGGAAGCGAACAAGTAAACAAGTATTACTTGAAGCTGATTATATCTGTGCGATGTGTGGAGGCGAAGCAACCATGACTGACCATATCATCAGTGTGAAGCAAGACTGGTCGAAGCGATTAGATCGAAGTAATCTTCAAGCAAGTTGTAAGAAATGTAATGATAAGAAAGCAATCAAAGAGAAGTATTCTTATTGATTGTGTAGCAAGCAATAGAAATAGATATCAAAAAGCGAACGAAAATAGAATTTTAAAGGGCGAAACGGTCGGGAATCCACTGCAAAATGTACGGAAATACCCCCTATTATTTATAACGGGGGTAGGTATTGTTCAGATATAAGAACGCCGCCCTCTTCTGTGTGAAAAATTCCGTTTTTGAAATATTGAACCCCTATAAAATTTGAAAGGAGGTGGTCGATTTGGGACAAAAAATGAAGATAGTGGAAAGTACTAAAAGTCATTTGACGAAAGAAGAAAAGATTGCAAGAAAAACCATACAAGAAAAGGCTTCTGATGGTTTGGATGCATTGCAATTAACACCACCAAAACACTTTGATCCAATCGCAAAAGCAGAATATAAGCGTGTGATTGAAGATTTGAGAAAGCTACCCCTCAGAAATCTAGACAGAGCAGTCTTAGAAAGTTACTGCACCTGGTACGCAGTCTATAAAGAAATATCTCGTGGATTGCAAAAAGAAGGGTATGTTTATGAAACAGATAATGGCAAGGTATTGCCTAATAAAATGCTGTATAGTTTGGAGCGTGCGACAACTAATCTAACAAAAGCAGCATCACAATTAGGATTGACAGTTGATAGTCGCATGAAGTTATTTGTTCCACAAGTTGAAGAAAAGAAAGAGAGTATTTTCGATAAATTTGGTAGTTAGGAGGATAGCTGATGCAGTATAGACCGCATTATTTGAAGAAGAAAAAGCGTCATGAGTTGAATGAATTTTCAATAAAGGGTGGACGAATCGCAATAAACGGAAAGCTATTAGATGGAGTAACGAGTTATAACATTGATTGGAATTCTGGTGAGATTACTAAATTAACAATAAAAATGGTTGGTAAAATGAAATGATTTTTATATCAGAGGGAATTTCCCTCTTTTTTATTTAAGGTCGTTGGTGTAGAGGTAACATGACAAGCTCCAACCTTGTAGTCGTGGGTTCGATTCCTACACGATCTGTATTTTGATAGAGAGGAGGGTTGAAGTAATGGAAGATATAGCTTATCAATATGCTTCAAAAGTCGTAAATGGAGAAATAATAGCCAGCAAGAAAGTTATAAAAGCTTGCAAGCGCCATTTAAGAGATTTAAAGCGTATGGATGATGAAGACTTTCCGTATGTTTATCTACCTGACAAAGCGAAAAATCCAATAGATTTTATCGAAATGCTCCCCGATGTCAAAACTGGAAAACCATATCCACTAGCAGATTTTCAAAAGTTTATTTTGAGTAGTCTGTATGGCTGGAGAAAGAAGTCTGATACATCTATCAGACGATTTAAAAAAGCCTTAATCAGCTTGGCCAGAAAGAACGGTAAGACAATATTGGTTGCAGGTATTGCCAACTATGAGTTTTTGTTTGGTCGTAACCCTGCAATGAGTCGACAGTTATTCTGTACTGCCAATGACCGTTCACAAGCACGTATTGCTTACGATATGATCCGTAAGCAGTTGGATGCTTTGAGAAACCAAAATGCGGATATTAGAAAAGCTACAAAGATAGTTAGAGATGAACTCCGTAACTTGAACGATGAAAGCTATGTCCGTGCATTGAGTCGCGAGACTGGTGCAGTCGATGGTTTTGAACCGTATGTTGGTATCTTGGATGAATTTGCAGCATCTAAAACAAATGAAATGATTGAGCTTCTCGAATCTGGTCAAGGTCAGCTAGACAATCCATTGATTTTGATTATCTCAACAGCTGGATTTGATTTAAACGTACCAATGCACACGATTGAGTATGCGTATATTGAGAAACTTTTGGATGAAGAAGTTGATAATGATGAATACTTTGCGTTTATTGCTGAACAGGATAATGAAGAAGAAATCGCAGATGAAAAGAACTGGATAAAATCAAATCCAATCCTTGAAGTCAAAGCGCTACGTAAAAAGATGATAGACTACTTACGAAAACGTAGGAAGGTAGCGCTTGAGACAGGAACAATAAATGAAATCCTGGTTAAAAACTACAACATGTGGAGACAATCATCAGAAGAATCTTACATGGATAAAGAAAGCTGGGCGAAAGCAAAGATAGACCCACCTGACACAAGAAAGCGTAGAGTTTGGTTGGGAGTCGATGTTGGTAGATCTAGCGACCTATTCTCTATCTCTCCAATGGTCATGATGGATGATTATTGGTATGCAGATAGTTTTTCTTTTGTGGCCACTAAATATGGCTTGATTGCAAAAGAAAAAAGAGATGGTGTTTCTTATACCAACCTAGAAAGAGCTGGTGAGTGTGAGATAACCACACTTGAGAGTGGGGTTATAGATGATGAGCGCGTGCTTGAGAAAATCGAGGAAATGGTTTACCAAAATGAATGGGAATTGCAAGGTATTTTCTTTGACCCTTATCAGTTTGGTTCGCTATTGACTATGATTGAAAAACGCCATCCAGAATGGCCACTAGTCCAGATACCACAAACCACCATGGTCTTGAACATGCCCACGAAACAGTTCCGTGATGATGTCCGACAAGGAAAAATCAAGCATAGTGGCAATCAACTGCTAACAATGGCCGTTAATAATGCATACACTAGAGTTGATAATAACGGTATGAGGATTGATAAAAACAAAAACAGTAATAAAATCGACCCTCTGGATGCTCTATTAGATGCTTACGCTGCTTGTTACTTAGAGCCATTCGATGGAAGTGGTTATTGGACTAATGAGAAAATCCTGGAAGGAGGTTCGCTATTTTGAAAATACTGGAACATATCCACACAATTCTGTTATTGATAGGCCTTGGATTTTTAATCTATGGCTTTTTCTTATTAAATCAAGTAGCAGGATTTTTATGTAGTGGAGTGATTTTAATTTTGTTAGCCTTGTATATCAGTAAAACAAGGGGGTGAATTAGAAAGGAGGTGAGAAAATAAATGACTTTTTTTCAATCTTTAGGTTCGTCAAAACTATCTTATGACGATTATGTCTCTTCGGTAATCTCTGGTAATTTAAGTCCTGAATATACTGGTATATCTGCTTTAAAAAATAGCGATGTCTTAACTGCAGTGTCTATTATAGCGGGTGATGTGGCTCGTTTTCCGTTATTAAAAAAGGATTTAATGGGTAATATTGAACAAGATGAAGATATGAATTATCTACTGAATGTCAAAGCCACAAGTAATACATCAGCTAGACAATGGAAGTTTGCAATGACCGTCAATACAATCTTGACTGGTAATTCATTCTCTCGTATTCTACGAGATCCAATCAGTGGCAAACCATTAGAATTTCAATTCTTTAGACCCTCTGAAACGACTGTCGAAGAAACCAATGACCATGAATTGATTTACACTTTCCGTGACCGATTGAATGGTAAGGAAATTGTATGTAAAGCAGAAGATGTGATTCATTGGAAATTCTTTAGCCATGACACTATTCTTGGTAGATCTCCATTACTTTCCCTTGGAAATGAAATCAGTTTGCAAGATGGCGGATTGAATACCTTAATTAAGTTCTTTAGAGATGGTTTCTCAAGTGGAATTATCAAGCTTAAAGGCGCTCAATTAAATGGTGAAGCACGTAAGAAAGCCCGTATGGACTTTGAGAAAATGCGTGAAGGTTCAACTGGTGGCAGTCCTTTGGTATTTGATGATACCCAGGAATATACACCACTTGAAATTGATACGAATGTCTTACAGTTGATTACATCTAACAACTTCTCAACCGCACAGATTGCTAAAGCTTTACGAGTTCCTAGTTTTAAATTAGGAGTAAACAGCCCTAACCAATCAGTTGCACAGTTGACTGAAGACTATGTAACCAACGACCTTCCGTTCTATTTTGATGCAATCACAAGCGAATTGGCTTTGAAAGTGTTTAGTGATGAAGAACGCAGGAAGTATCGTGTTGACTTTGATACTCGTAGCGTGACTGGTAGAAACGTAGATGAGATTGTAAAACTTGTGAACAATCAAATCTTAACACCAAACCAAGCCTTGATTGAACTTGGTAAGGAACGTTCTACTGATCCAAATATGGACCGTTACCAGTCAAGTTTGAACTATGTCTTCTTGGATAAGAAAGAAGAATATCAATCAATGAAAGGAGGTGAGACAAAGGATGCCAAAGAGAATCAAGATGAAAGGTCCACTAATTCCGAATAATAGCCAGGAAGCTTACGACTACTTCGGTTTGGAAGCGGTCAGTGCTAAAGCTATCACAGATTCTTTCCCAGAAGACAATAGCGATATCGTTTTGGAAGTTAATTCCAACGGTGGTCTTGTAACAGTTGGAAGTGAAATCTACACAGCTTTAAAAAGCTATCCAGGGAATGTGACTGTGGAAGTAACAGGTATGGCAGCAAGCGCTGCTAGTGTTGCAATCATGGGAGCTGATAGAGTGCTTATCAGTCCAACAGCACAGATTATGATTCACAAAGCGCTGTATAGTTATGTATCTGGTAATAGTGATGACTTAGATAAAGCTTCTAATGCGCTTAAATCTAGTGACCAAGCTATCGTGAATGCGTATGTTGCTAAGACTGGATTGAGTGAAGAAGAAGTTCTGGATATGATGAAGAACGAAACCTTTATGTCAGCTAGTGAAGCAGTTGAAAAAGGCTTCGCGGATGAAGTGATGACCTTTGATGATATTGGTGCAGTAGCGAGCCTAGAGAATGGATTGTTACCACAAGCAGTTATTGATGACTTCTACGCTAACCGTAGCAAACGTAAGTCAGAAATCCAAAACATGCTACGAGAAATCGAAAAAGAAGAATTACTTAAAGGGCTATAAGCTCTTTTTTTAATACCAAAAAAGGAGAATAAACAAAATATGTTTAAAGAAAAAATGAAAGAACTTCAAGCACAGATTGTAAATATCGGTGCTGAAATCGTTGCTAAAACAGAAGAATTAAAATCTGTTTTGAATACTGAAGATCTCGAAAAGGCTCGTGAAATCCGTGCTGAAATCGACAACTTGAAATCACAAAAAGAAGAAGTAGAAAATAACTTGAAGACTTATGAAATCGCAGAAGAAGGAGCTGGAATGGAAGCGACTATTGAAAAACATGAAGTAAAAGCAGACGGTAAAACTTACCGTGATTCTGTAAACGAATGGGTACGTACTAAAGGTGCTGTTGCTGATTCAAACTTGAAATTTGAAGGAAAAGACCTTTTTATCCCTATGAATGAAGCAGTAAATCCAACACAAGATGGATTGAAGAAGGCTGAAACTGAAAAAGTAACTAGCAAAGAAATCGTTACTACTCCAATGCGTGAAGTTAAAACAGTTCTTGACCTTAAACAATTTGCTACTATTCATAAAGCAGCTAAAGGTGAAGGTTCATATCCTATCCTTAAACACGCTACATCTAAGATGGCAAGCGTAGAAGAATTGGAAAAGAACCCAAAACTTGCTAAACCAGAATTCACAGATGTACCTTGGAAAGTTAAAACTTACCGTGGTGCTATTCCACTTTCACAAGAAGCTATTGACGATGCAGATGTTGACCTTCTTGCAATCGTAGCTGAAGCAGCTAACCAAATCAAAGTTAACACTACAAACGATGCAATCGGTGGTGTTTTGAAAACATTTGAAGCTAAAAATGCAACTGACTTGGATGCAATCAAGGCTATTTTGAATGTTGACCTTGACCCAGCTTACAATGTGTCATTTGTAGTTACACAAAGCTTCTACCAAAAACTTGACACTTTGAAAGATAAGAATGGTCGCTACTTGCTTCAAGATTCTATCGTTTCTGCATCAGGTAAAGCCTTCCTTGGTCATCCAGTATTTGTAGTAGCTGACACAGTTCTTGGTGAAGCTGGTGAAGCTAAAGCATTCATCGGTGATGTACAACGTGCTGTACTCTTTGCTGACCGTCAAGAATTAGGTCTACGCTGGACTGACAACGAGATCTACGGTCAATACTTGCAAGCAGTTGTGCGCTTTGACGTTAAGAAAGCAGATGCAAAAGCTGGTTACTTTGTAACTATGCCCTAATACTCCCCCAGTCAGTGGGGGTGTCTCACGGTCAGCTGTAACCTTAGCAGTACCAACCGCAAGTAGCACCAAACAAGATATCATGTCTTACCTAGATAGCAAGGGAATTTCTTATAATTCGTCACAAACCAAAGAGCAACTACTAGCCTTGATTGGAGGTTAGGGATATGGAAGCTAAAAAGAATGGTTTTCTTGAAGAAGTTAAATTGTATTGTAAAATCGACTACGACTTCGAAGATGATTTATTGCTTGAGCTTATCGAGTCTGCAAAAGAGCAGATTTGCTTTGCAATTGATAATGACTTAAACCCAGATGATTTAGTGTATTATGCGAAATTCCGCCTAGCTGTCAAGAAGCAAGTCAAAGAAGAGTACGAACACCGAGGAATGTCAGCAGATACCATGCGCTATCCACTAGCGAATGGTGTCTTAAACATCATCCATCAGCTTAGAACACGGAGGGAAAGTTAATGCGGACACGTAAAATGAATGTTCGCATTACTTTTTTCCAAAAAGTAGGTGGGCAAAATGAAGATGGAGAAGTGTTAGACTTTGAAAGAAAAGACTTATATACTTGCTGGGCAGAAGTGCCTAAAACATCTATTAAGGATTTTAGAGAAAATGCGACTGTCACAAAAGCTGGCGGACTGGTAGAACATAAAGACACTAAAACATTCTTAATTCGTTATCTTCCAAAACTTCCTTTTGACAATTCTTGTTATGTAGATTTTGATGGCAATGAATATCAAATCGTAGCCATCGAACGAGATCATGCAAACAAGGAAATTGACTTAATTAAGGGAGTGATGTTGTCGTGACGAAAGGATTAGACCTTTGCCTAAACAACCTTACAGAATTGGAGGTTAAAGCACCTAAAGTAGCTCGTGAAGCAGTCACAATGGTTGCTGAAGAGTTTGAAAAAGAACTTGGAATAAATACTCCAGTTTCTGATGAACCTACACAAACTAGATTGAAGGCAGATATAAAAATCAGCAATTTCAAGGGTGGAGGTGGTGCGCCTTCAAAGGACATAGGTTTTGGTCGTACTACTGGTTGGCGTGCTAGATACCCAAATAGCGGTACAATTTATCAAAAAGCACAAGACTTCGAGGAAAAGACTATTAATGCAGTTACTCCTCGTGCTAAAAGAATATATGAACAAAAAATAAAGGAGGTGCTAAAATAAATGATTGCTGAAACTGAAGCATACAAACTTTTGGTAGCAGATGAAAAGTTAAATCAACTGTTTAATGAGTTTAGGGGCAAAGAATTTCCAGGATATAAGCAAGGTATTTTTACTTATGATATCCCTGAAAAGCCTACAAACTTAAAGCAAAAAGAACTTGCTCCGTTTGCAAGAATTTATTTAACTTACGAAGCACCTCACAAGTATGCAGATGATGAAATCATCTCAATGGAACAACGTATCACAATCAACTTTTGGTGTAAGAACGCTAAGCAAGCTGACCAGATCGCCAAAAGAATGGATGTGGTCTTAGAAAGTAGTGGATTTGAACGCTACACAGCAAATGAGAAACCTCGATACATGGATGACGATATTGGACTATTAATGAATGTCCGAAAATATCGTCTTTTTGATTGGAGCGATCTCGAAGAAATGAAAGGAAAATAAATAAATGTCTAAAGTTAAATTTGGTTTACGTGGTTTTGAATATGGGGTTTTGAACGATAAAAACCTTGTCCTAGGAGAAACTAAAAAAATCCCTGGATTGAAATCAGCAAAATTGGATATCACAAATGAATTGAACACTATCACAGCAGATGATGGACCATACGTAGTATTGTCTTCTGGTATCACTGGAACAACTCTTGAAGTATCATGGTTGGATTTAGGTAGTGATGCTCGTAAGGATTTCTACGGTATCACTGTTGAAAATGGTGTCGAAAAATACAACAAGAAGATGACTCCGAACGATATCGCTTGCTTATTCCGTACAACTGGTGATGATGGTAAAGGTATCTGGGTTGGTCTTCTTAAAGGTAAATTCTCTCTTCCAGGGATGGATTTGGAAACTAAAGATGGTTCACCAGAACCTAAGAACGATACTGTATCTGGTAGCTTTGTTGCTCGTGGAGATGATGATGAAGGTCTTGTAATTGTAGTTGGTCGTGAAGACAACCCACAATTCCAAGAAACTGAATTCCGTAAACTCGTTTTCCCAAAGTCTTAAGCGGTGCTAGTTCTGAACGAACAGCAACCGCTGAATCGGGCGCAGTAAGACAAGATGCATAAGAATAGGCTTGGTTATTCCAAGCCTTTATTTTTTAAAGGAGTTAATAATGTTTGAAATTAAATTTAAAAAAGCAGGTGTGTTGAAGGAATTTTCTAAAGACTACGTAAACGTAGAAGACAACCTGTTGGCTTTGGAACACCAGGTTCGACAAACTTCATTGTATGAAAACAAGGAAGATTTGCTAAACCCTGCCAAACATCGTGAGTTGAATGAAGCATATCTTGAAATGTTTGTAAAAATGTACGGTGAGCAATTCGATGCAGAAGATTTGAAGAGTGCAAGTGTTGAAACACTTGAAACTTTGAATGATCTATATCTTGCAGCACTCGGTGGAAAACAAGAAGAGAAAGAGACCACCAAAGGAAAAAAGAAGAAAAAGGGTTAAGCCCTAAAGAAGCTCAAAATAATTTATTAGTTTGGGTTCAATCATTAATGAGTCAAGGATATACAATCCATGATATTAAAAGAATGCGCTTATCAGATTTTGATTTGATGGTGCAGGCTTTAGAAATAAAAGAAAGCCAAGAGGAAGAAGAAACAACCCTTGACAAGGCCTTCCCATTCCTTTTTGGATAGAAAGGAGAATGAATGGCAAGTAATATTGGTGAATTAGTCGCCACTGCAACCTTAGATGTCGCTCCTTTTCAGTCGAATGTCGGGAGGTTGAAAACCTATTTAAAAGGTGTCGATAATTCCCTTAAAGCGATGGAAAATAACTTTAAAGGCGCTGGTAATAATGTCAGCAACTTAAAAGGACTTTTATCGCAAACTGGTTCAGCTCTTAGCTCATATCAAAAGGTATTGAGTTCACAAAGCGAAAGATACAACCAATTAAAAGCTAGTATAGGTGATGTTTCAACTGCCACTGCTGAACAAAAGCAGAAGTTAGTTGAAGCAAGTGCTAGTATGACTGCGACTGCTGCTAAAGTAGCTGAATTGCAAAACCGTTATCAACAGTTAGCTAGTTCTATGAAACAAGCTTATATCGATGATAGTGCCTTCACTAAATTTGGTAAAGGCGCGCAAGAAGTCGGTAATAAAATCAGCCAAGTGGGGCAAAACATATCTGGTTTCGGTTCTGCTTTAACTCGTGGAGTTACTGCTCCAATTGTAGCAGGAGCTGGTCTTGTTGTAAAGGCTGCGATTGACTATGAATCTGCATTTGCGGGTGTTAAGAAAACAGTTGACGAAACCGCAACGGTATCTTATCAAAAGCTATCAGATGGCATCCGTCAAATGGCTAAAGAATTGCCAGCAAGTGCGGTTGAAATTGCAAACGTAGCAGAAGTTGCAGGTCAGTTAGGTATTAAGACAGAAGATATTCTCTCATTCTCTCGTACTATGATTGATATGGGAGAGTCAACCAACTTGAGTGCAGAAGAAGCTGCAACAGCAATCGCAAAGATTGTCAATATCATGGGGTTGACATCAGACGAATACTCTAAATTTGGTGCAGCCGTTGTAGATCTTGGTAACAACTTTGCAACCACTGAAAAAGATATTGTAATGATGGCCAATCGTTTAGCAGCGGGTGGTAAACTTGCTGGACTAACTGCACCAGAAATCTTAGGTCTTGCTACTGCTATGAGTAGTGTAGGTATTGAAGCAGAAGCGGGTGGTACTGCTATGACTCAAACACTTACAGCAATCGGTAATGCAGTTGCATTGACTACAAAGGATTCAGCAGACGACCTAGCATTGATTGCCAAAGTTGCAGGAACAACATCGGAAGAATTCCAACAAGCATGGAAAGAAAAGCCTGCTGAAGCTTTGCAGTCATTTATTAAAGGTTTGAATACAGCACATGAAAAAGGTGCAAACGTTGATGCTATCTTGATGAAACTAGGCATGACAGGTGTTAGACAAGGTAATATGCTTAAATCTCTAGCTTTATCATCAGATAAAATGAGTGCAGCAGTTGCACGTTCTAACCAAGCTTGGAAAGAAAATACTGCCTTAACCAATGAAGCGAATAAACGTTATGAGACAACTGAGTCTCAATTAAAGATGTTTAGAAATCAAATCACCGACTTGGCTATTGAATTTGGTGGACCTCTAATCAAGGCTCTTAGAAGTGGTCTTGATGCAGTAAAACCATGGCTAAACAATCTTGCTGATTTAGCTAAGAAATTCAGTTCATTATCAACTGAACAACAACAGAATATTATTAAGTGGGGATTGATGGCAGCTGCTTTAGGTCCTGCTTTGAAGTTGTTAGGTGGTGGTGTATCTGTCATTGGTGGTTTTGTAAAAGCTATTGGTGGTCTTTCGAAAGGTATTGGTTTTTTAAGTGGATCAGTTAAATACCTTGCAAATATTCCAGCTGGTTTAAATGCATTGGCTGGATCAGCAGGAACAGCTGAAACAGCCATGGCAGGTATGTCGACTAGCGCTGGTTCTATGACTGGCGCAATTGGTGCGCTTGCAAATCCTTTAGGATTGATAGTTGGTAGTATTGGTTTAGTAACAGCTGGTCTTGTCTATCTTGGAAATGAGAAAGACAAAGCAAGAATCAAGACAGAAGAGTTTGGTTCACAATTAAGTAGCACTGCACAAGGCGAATTAAGAAACTTCCAAAAGACAGTTGATGAAACGAGTACAGCAGTTGCAAACTTTGGAACACACGCTGGAGATGTTGAGAAAGTTTCAGGAGCATTTAAAAAGCTTTATGAAGATATCCAAGCTGCGGCAGACCAAAGCAATAAGCGAATGGAAGAGCTTGGTAATAAATGGGGCTTGAGTGAAGAGCAAATCGCTAAAGCTAAAGATAGAAATGGTCAAATCGTTTCAAATACTGAATCAATGATGGACCAAATCAATGAAATCTATGCGCGTCATAATGGCGATGCTAGTAAGTTTTCTCAAGAAGAAAAAGAAATTATCTTGAACAACCAAAACGAGATGATTAAAGCTAAACTTTCCATGATGAGCTTATCTGCTGATCAACAGAAAGCAGCATTGCAAGCACTGAACGGAGAGGTTGCAAGTCTAAACGAAACTCAATTAAAACACACTAAAGATGTTTTGAAACAAGCTATGGATGAAGAGAAAAAACTTTACGAATCATCCAAGAGCGAGTTGAAAGAGTTGTTGGACGGGAAAGCTATTGACCAAGAAACTTACAACAAGAAAATGCAACAGCTCGAATCTAACCATACTCAAACCATGGAAGCTTTGGGTAGTAAGTATTATCAAGTTATGAAGAATCTGGACGAAAAAGTTAAGTCCAGAACTGGTCAAAACTGGAACTACTGGGAAGAAGCTAAAAAAGTCTTAGAAGAATACGGCTTATCTTATGAAGAAATCGGTCAAAAGGCAGCAGCAGCATCTGAAAAAGCTGGCAACTCTCATAGTATTCTCGCTAAATATACTAGTGAGATGAGCAAGGAAGTCAAAGAAGCCAATGATGCATGGTCATTATTAGTCGGTAATATCGATAAAAACGGTAACTTCCAAGTCAAATCAAATGTTAAGGAAGTCATCGGAGAAGCTGCTAAATCTGCAGAAGGTTGGGAACAATTACAGTTCATTGCTAAAACTGCAGATATCAATTCAAATGCTCGTGTAACCATTGCTGAAGCGCTTGTTGAATCAGGCAAGTGGAAAGAGATGAGCCTTGAAGAAAAACAAGTCATCGTTAATAATCAAGCAGGCCTACAAGCTATCTTTGATAGTGAGAAAAACCTCAAGATCTGGAATGATATGCCAGCAGAAGTCAAAGAACTTCTTTTGAAGAACAATGACATCATGAGTAAGGCAGATGAAGCAACAAAAGCTCTCACAAATTATGAAGCACTTACTCCAAAACAAAAAGAATTGCTTGCAACAGATGATAAGTTCAGAGATGCAGTTGCTCGTTCTACTGAAACATTGACTACTTGGAATGCTCTTACACCATTTACAAAAGACTTACAAGTAAACCCTGGTAATGTTTTATATAACGGTCAATTATCAATAGATAAGATTGGCGAGTGGAATTTAGCACCAGCTCTAACCAAGTCATTAACTGCAGCAGATGACACTGGTGTTGCAGTTAATAGTGCAATCGCTAGTGTGAACTCTCCTAAACAAGAAGCGCCAATCGGCATTTTTGCCAATGATAATACAGCAGGAGAATCACAATCAGCAAGTTTGAGCGTAAACTCTCCTTATCAATTTAAACCAATTGATATTAATGCTATCAACAGAACGCAAGGAGAAGCTAACTCTGCAGAATATGCAGTAAATGCAGTTAGACAAAACGGACCAATCGATATTAACGCAAGAGACAGAACAAGTAGTGCGATCAATAGCGTATGGTCAGGTTTAGCTTCTTTGCCAGCTTTTAAGTTTATTGATATTATTACACGACATTTTACTGAACGACACGCAAAAGGTACGGATAATCACCCTGGAGGCCTTGCAACAGTCAATGATCAACGTGGTACACTCTACAAAGAGTTGGTAACATTACCAGACGGTACTTCCTTCATCCCAGAAGGTCGTAACGTAGTCTTACCACTTCCTCCAGGTTCTAAAGTCATGCGAGCCGGTAAAACTCGTAGCTTGATGAACCGTTTAGGTATTCCAAATTATGAAAAAGGAATTGGTTTTGAAGATACAAAAATCTCACATCTAAGTAGACGAATTCAAAGTGTCAACGTTCGAAACAGTCACCGTGGATATCAGAGTACAGCTTATTCTGTCGATAGTGGCAATGGTCAAGCAGTTGTCTCTGAACTGGTTAGCTTGAAAGAAAGCGTAGAAAATTTGCTTGGTAGATTGCTTGATAAAGATTTCAATACTTACCTAGACGGTCAAGTTATCGCAGAAAATTCTTATCAATACCAAGGACATATCATGAGAAGGGAGGGTATTTAATGTCAAATTATTTAAAGGTCAATGATTTTACAACAACTGGTTTAAGGAATTGTGTAGTCGTGGACTTTGGAACAATCCGTTCTGCCATTCCTCGTTTCTCTGAACAAACTAAACCATACGGTATGAATGGTAGCTACAATCAAGAAGATGGCGCTTTTGAAGATTATGAAAGAACTATTCGTATCTTCTTTGAGCGCTTTTCTGATTTAGCAACCTTGGTTGAAAAGTTTCAACCAGTTGGGAACCGTTTAGAGTTTAGTTACCAACCAGATTCGTTTTTCTATGCCGATTTCTTAGATACTGAAATCATTCCCAAAGGGATGTATGGTTGGGAATTGGCAATCAAGTTAGACATGCAACCCTTTCGATATCAAAAAACTGTAGATCCTGTGGTTCTTACTGCATCTGGTACAATCAATAATCTTGGGACGATTTATTCGGAACCAATCATTGAAGTCGAGGGGGATGGTGATATCTCCCTTACAATTGGTCGGAAGACCATGTATCTTGCGATTAAGACAAAAGCTACGATTGATTGTAGACAAGGAAAACAAAACATCTTTAATGCCAGCGGGGCAGTGCAGAACACACTACGTAAGCGTGGTGGATTCTTTGAAATCCCTGTTGGTAGTAACGGTGTGACCTATACAGGCAACGTACGTAAGGTGACTATTCGTCCTAACTGGAGGTATCTAGTATGATTTACTTAACAGAAGGGAATGTACCTCTGAATGCTGCCTATGCTGACGAAATAGTTCAGATAGATAGAAATACCTATCAATTAACATTCAAATTCCCTACTAACAACATTTTGTGGCAACGACTAAGGGAAGAAACATTCTTAACAGCTGATGATCTTCACGGTGAGCAAGACTTTGTTATTTTTGAAGTCGAAAAACAACATGGATACATTCAGGTCTATGCCAACCAAGTCATGACTTTGTTAAATCACTATGTCGTTAATCCAATCAATCTTGACAGAGCGACTGGTTCAACTGCTTTAAGTCGTTTTGCTGGAAGCATCACTCGTGATAATCCATTCTCGTTCTTTTCAGATATTGATGATAGACATACCTTCAATACTGATACAACAAACGCTATGGAAGCCTTGACCAAGGATAAACACTCTATTCTTGGCCAGTGGGGTGGTGATTTAGTCAGACATGGTTATCAGGTACGGTTATTAAAAAATGGCGGTTCAGAAAATGAATCGCTTTTTATGTACAAGAAAAACCTATCCAGTTATCAACATAAGACCTCTACCAAGTCTTTAAAGACTCGTATAACTTTTAAAACGACTGTCAAAGGCGAGGGAGAAAATCCAGTTGATAAGCATTACAAGGTGGTTGTCGATAGTCCACTGATTAACAAATACAGTCAGATTTATGAAGATGTTGTAGAAGTGAACGACCAGGATGTTAAGGACGAAGCAAGCCTTAGAGAATATGGCAAGCAGTATTTCAGAACAACCTTGTGCGATATGCTAGAAGATAGCATAGAGATTGATGTTGTTGGCCAAAGTGACGTGCCTGTTCAGATGTTTGATGTGGTCGGTATCTACCACGAAATATTCGATTTGGACGTAAGAAAGAAAATCACTAAATATACCTACTCCCCGATGGCTAAGAAATTGAAATCTATTGGTTTCGGTCAGTTTCAATCAGGTCTTGCAAGTGCAATCGGTAATGTAGTTAGCGATGCCTTTAAAAGCGAAAATCAGCATTTTCAAAGTAATTTTGAAAGACAACTGGCAAGAGAGCTTAAAAATGCCGACCTTGCTTTTGACCGCAAAAAAGAAGAACTAACCAATCAATTCACAGATGAAGTGAACGCCATCAAAGCTAAAGCAGAAGAAAACAAGCGAGCTTTGTCTGATGAAATCAACCAAAAGTTCCACGATTTCAGCCCAGAAGGATTCGAAGAAGCTAAAGCAAAAGCAGAAGAAGCTTTGAAACAGGCTGGAGCTGGTTATAATCTTGCAGACGAAGCGAAACATCTTATTGATAACTATGAAATCGCACTTTCTGGTATCGCTAACAAAGTCAATACTCAACAAGACAAACTAGCTGAATACAAGCAAGACACAGAAGGAAGATTTGCTAATATTGCAAGTCAAGTCGCTGGCAAGGTCAACGAAGCAGACTTTCAACGTGTCAAAGAAACTAGTCAGCTTTATGAGCGTATTTTAGGTAGTTCAGAGAGTGATATTTCGAGAAATGCTTCACGCTTAGTCATGAGTAGCGAGATTTTTCAGACTGAGGTCGGAAAGTATGTCACAGACGATAACAACTTGATTGTCAATTCAATGACAATGAATAAGCATACACTTATCGGGAATGACAATCCTAAAGTTGATATTTCTGTTAATGATGGCGTATTTACAATCAAGGCACAGGGTCTTACTGGTTATAACTGGTCAGGTTTTAGTCTTCCTATTTATGTCAAAAAAGTATATAAAGATGAAACTTATACGCTCGGATTCAAATATCGTATCAGAGAATATCCAGATGTTTCTTTCGCTTTTAATATCAAAAACCACGGTCTGAATAAAACTTTAACATGGGCTAACATCGGAGAGAATAGACCGCCCCTAGATGAGTGGCAGGAGTTTCAAAAGACTTTCACCATGCAGGAAGATTTTGCTTTCGGTGAAGATGCAAACTATCCATTTTATATCTTCTTAGCTAAGAATGGCTGGGTAGAATTTAAAGAACCAATCCTTGTCCGTGGTTCAAGAACTGGACCATACAAACCAAGTCAATTCGATGACGCTTATAAAATCACAGACGAAGCTAAAGGACTTGCTACGGATGCACAAACAAGAGCGATACAGATTGCTCAAGGTTTGGATGCGACACGGACACAAGTCACACAGCTTGCTGGTTCATACGCTATTCAAAATTTGAATAGTGCTGGGGATATCATTAACGGTATCAATCTAGGAGCAAATGGTAATAACCGTATTATTGGTAAAGCTACTCATATCACAGGTGATACACTGATCGATAATGCAGTTATCAAGTCCGCTATGATTGACAAGCTAAAAACAGCTAATTTTGAAGCTGGTTCGGTCACTACTACTATCTTAGGAGCTGAAGCAGTAACCGCTGAGAAGGTTAAATTTGATACTGCATTCATTCAAAGACTGGTCTCACAACAAGCATTCATTGATGAATTGTTTGCTAAACAAGCGACCATTAATAGAATTCAGTCGATTGATTTTACTGGTAACAATATTAAAGGTGGTAAAATTTCATCTCTAAACGGCGTTACAAATTTTGATTTACAGACAGGTTGGATTGAGATGAACAAGGAAGGTGTAGGTATTGTAAACCATTTCGTAGGCAGACCTATTCAATACCTTGTTTTCGGTGCTGGTGCAATTTCCAATAAACCGGGTTCATATACCGCTCTAATGTCTAATTCAAATGGTAGGATAAACATGGATGATGGCTCTGCTGGTATTCAGATTTGGAATACCAACGACAACACAACGGCTATCAACTTATACGGTGATGAAATAGCTATGATGTATAATGCGAACGACCCGAAAGGTATTATTTTTGATAATATCAACAATGAAATTAGAAATGTTGAGACATTGAAGATAAATAATACAATATGGATAAAAGGTACAAATCTAGTACAATTATTCGATTTAATCGATAAGAATTTCGCAGGGATTGAAGCTCATTTTAAACGCAACAAACTCGGATCACCCGGACGTTATGGCATCAGAATTTAGAAAGGTAGAACATGAACACAGCAGATAAAGTTATCAACGACTTAGCAATTCAACTCGCAAACAAAGCGATTGAATGCGCTAACTACAAAGCATTATATGAAGAAGCACAAACGCAACTTCAACAATTACAAGCAGAAAAAACAGAAGAAAAAGAGGAAGCATAATATATGACATTCAAAGTAGTAAACAAATACTTACAAGAAAACAACCGTACTTTCGTAGCAATTCGTCAAGAAGCGCCTTACACGGCTTTTGACCGTGTATTGATTGGTGACCGTGTGAACGAAACGGACGAAGTTCTTATCCAAGCGGTACTCGGTCAAGTGGCTACTGAGCTGAATCCAGCGGATGGTGTGAAGAAGCTTCAAGAAGACTTGCAAACTCAAGCGCAAGAATACGAAGCAAAACTTGAGCAAAAAGATGCTAAGATTGCGGAAGTGAAAGCAGTGGCAGATTGGGCGGTATTGGCTCGTGTTACTGATACGGATAACCCGCTAAATCCAACAGTTTTCAAGCGTGGTCTTGAATTGGTTGATCTCGGTAAAACTGGCAAGACTTACCAATCACAAGAAATTTTCACGCTTGAAAATCCTAATCACGTTGAAAAATATCAAGAAGGTAAACGTGTTATGGTTCAAGTCAATGAAGCGTTCACTTATCAAGGACAAACACTTGAAGAACTCGCAAGCCTTGAGCAAAACGGTAAGCTTGGTATCTGGAAGTGGACAGAGCCTAAACCATCTAACGAGTTAGAAACTCAACCTGTTCAATAGTCATCCATTTTAGAAAAGAGGGTGGTTAGATTGGACTTTCTAACTTTAATAGATAAGCTTACGCCCGTTCTAGTCGTTATCATTCCAAGTTATTTTTCATTTAAAAGTACAAAAACTTCTAAAGAAGCTGACAAACGCCTTGAGGGGTTATCGAATAAAATTGATACCCTTGAGAAGTCAGTCTCAAGTGTGGAAGAAATTGGAAAAGATAACCAACGAAACTTAACGATTATCGGGAAAGGCTTGCAACGGTTACAACGTTTTCGATTGCAAGAAAACCTAAAAAAAGCAATACGTCGTGGAAAGACAAGTCAGCATGAAATCGAAGAACTTTCAAGGCTGTATGAAAGCTACGTCGAACTAGGCGGAAACGGTGCTATTAAAATATTGTTTGAAAAATTTCTCAAACTAGAAATCAAAGAGGAAAATGACGATGAATAAAATCAATTGGAAATTACGTCTACAAAACAAAGTGACTCTTATCGCACTTTTAGGAGCAGTATTCCTTATGGCTCAACAATTCGGACTTGAAATTCCAAAGAATATTCAAGATGGTGTGAACACGTTTGTTTATATCTTGGTTCTTTTGGGAGTGGTTACTGATCCAACGACTGCTGGATTGACCGATAGCGAACGTGCTTTGGAATACTACCATCCAAATGAAGACTAAACAATTTGAGAACCCTTTTGGGTTCTCTTTCTTTTTGAAGAAAGGAGGTAGCGCTTGAAAAAGGTTATTGAGAAAAAACTAACCATTTCAACTAACAATCGAGATGTAGATAGACTTTATCAAGAGTTTTATAGCAAAGATAAAGGCATTGCTGAGTTTAAATTCACACTTGACGAATTGACCGCTACTAAGGTTATCTGCTTGTTTTATTTCAAAGGCACCAAGCGATACCAAGAAGTAGAAGCGGTAATCGAAGAGAATTCATTCACGGTTCAATTCGACACATCATTGATCACGACAGATGAAGCTGTTATTGGTTATATTTATTTTGAAAAAGTAGAGCAGTCAGCAGATGTGTATAGCTTCTTATTTAATGTTCATGTAAGCGAGATTGACAAAGCGGTTAAAACACCACTCATTGAACGTGAAACAGGGCGAATTGTTAACGTCAAGGATGTTGTTACCAAGCAAGAATTGGACGAACTATTCGCAAAAATCAAAGAGCAAGGTGGCACTTATGACGATAGCAATATTCGTACTGAAATCAGCCATATTTCAGCCGATATTGAAGCGTTAAAGACAAAAACGGATAAAGATACCGTTTATGATGACAAACCAGTCTTGAAGCGTTTAGAGGTCTTAGAAAACAAACCTGTCATTGATACAAGTAACTTTGCTACCAAGCAAGAATTACAAAATATTGCCTTAACTCCTGGACCTAAAGGGGACAAGGGAGAAACTGGTCCACAAGGGGAACGAGGTGCAGACGGTTTACAAGGGCCACAAGGATTGCAAGGCATTCAAGGAGAACGTGGGCGAGATGGAGAGCCTGGACCTCGTGGCGAACGAGGGGAACAAGGACCAATCGGACAAACTGGACCGCAAGGGCCTATTGGTTTAACTGGTCCAAAAGGTGCTGATGGTGTTGGTATTCCTCAGAAATTGACCTTGTCTGGGAACACACTCATTCTTTCTGACGGTGGGGGAAGTGTCGTACTTCCTGCCTCAACAAGTAGTAATACTGGGCAAGTCAACGAATACGAAATCCACGGGACTGGTATGCCTAACGGTAAAGTAACCGCACCAGTCGGGACAACTTATGTCGATACCGCTGTAACAAGTGGAGCTCTCAAGTGGATAAAGAGACAAGGAAGCGGAAATCAAGGGTGGGAGGTTCTCACAGGCGACACAGGTTGGAGAACGTTGAATATTAAGTCTAAACTCGGAAACTCATATCTAAAAGTTCGACGCAAAAATGACACCGTAACATACCAATTCGGTGGATTGAGTTGGGGTTGGTTCGGTGTCATTCGTAGAGGTGGCGTAGGATACGAGGCTCAAGGGAGCGACAGGGAAAGAAACTGTTACATTCTAGGACTTGGTGGTGTTCCTATTGGTTTTCGCTCTGAAGGGTCTTTAATAGGAAACATTTACAACGATAAAGGTGTCCCGTATGGAACATGGTATTTAGGGGGTGCTGGTGATAGCAACATGCTACGCTTTCAGTTTACTGACCCTGTACCAACAGACCGTGATATCGGAGATATTCGGGTAAGCTCAATCTCTTACTTGACTAGTGAGCCTTGGCCTGGCGTTTTACCATAATATGAAAGGAAAAAACAAATGAAAAAAAACGACTTATTCATCGATGTTTCATCACACAATGGTTATGATATTACAGGTATTTTATATAGCATGGGTACAACCAATACTATTATTAAAATCTCAGAAAGTACAAGTTATATCAATCCATGTTTGTCATCACAAACAGAACAATCAACTCCTGTAGGATTCTATCATTTTGCTTGGTTTGGTGGAGATTCAGATGAAGCAGAGCGTGAGGCTAGATTCTTTATTGATAACGTACCACAGAAAGTAAAATATCTTGTGTTAGATTATGAAGACCATGCTAGCGGTGATGCTCAAGCTAATACAGATGCTTGTATCAGATTTATGGATGTCATTAAGGATGCTGGATATGAACCAATCTATTATAGTTATAAGCCTTTTACACTAAGCAATGTGTACTATGAACAAATTATTGCTAAATACCCTAACAGCTTGTGGATTGCAGGGTATGGTTTAAATGATGGTAACGCTGATTTTGAATACTTCCCATCAATGGAAGGAATTCGTTGGTGGCAATATTCTTCAAATCCATTTGATAAAAATATTGTGTTACTAGATGATGAAGAAACAGAAATTGATTCTGGTTGGAAGAAAAACGATAAGGGCTATTGGTATGTACGCTCAGACGGTTCTTATCCTAAAGAGCAGTTTGAAAAGATTGACGGAACTTGGTATTACTTTGATGGTTCGGGTTATATGCTTGCAGATAAATGGAAGAAGCGCCCAGACGGAACATGGTATTACTTTGACAAGTCAGGGGAAATGGCTACTGGATGGAAGAAGATTGCTGATAAATGGTACTACTTCAAAGAAGATGGTGCTATGGTTACTGGCTGGGTTAAGTACAAGGATACTTGGTACTACTTAGACGGTAAAGAAGGCAACATGGTATCTAATTCCTTCGTTAAATCTGAAAAAGGCTGGTACTATCTCAAAGAAGATGGCACACTTTCTGATAAGCCTGAGTTTACAGTAGAGCCTGATGGGCTCATTACAGCAAAATAAAAAAATAA